AGAACTCGAAGCCACGGCAGCAATCGAGCCTGTAGAAAACACGACGCCGGAAACGCCTGCTGAACAGGAAGCATCTAAGACCTTCTCACAAGAAGAATTGGACGCCATTGTAGGCAAGCGACTTGCAAGAGAACAACGCAAGTGGGAACGAGAGCAAGCACAGAAGCTGTCAGAAGCACAGTCTCGGCAACCGGCGCAAGCGCCAACCGATCTGACTCCTGAGCAGTTTGACACTTACGAAGATTATGCCGACGCCTTGGCAGAGCATAAAGCGGAAGTGTTGCTGGAACGGCGGGCAACCGCCAAAGAACAGCAGGCATTGCTTGAGCAGTACCATGACCGTGAAGAAACGGCGCGGGATAGATATGACGACTTCGACCAAGTCGCCTACAATCCTAACCTGCCTGTCACGGAATACATGGCACAAAGCATACAGTCTTCGGACGTTGGCCCTGACCTGCTTTATTGGTTAGGCACCAACCCCAAAGAAGCTGATCGCATTTCTCGCTTGAACCCGATCTTGCAAGCAAAGGAAATCGGAAAAATTGAGGCCGGATTGGCTTCTAATCCGCCGGTTAAGAAAACTTCAACCGCCCCGGCACCGATTGCTCCTGTCACTGCACGTTCTACTGGCACCAGCCAGTACGATACGACCGACCCTCGCTCGACCAAGTCGATGAGTACGTCGGAATGGATCGAAGCAGAACGGCTGCGGCAGATCAAGAAGTTCGAGGCACAACGTAACCGTTAAATAGGGAATACCCCATGTCCAATAGCATTTTAACAATCGATATGATCACGCGGAAGGCTCTCGAAATCCTTGAGAACAACCTCGTGCTTACACGTAACGTAAACCGCCAGTACGACGACAGCTTTGCTGTTGAAGGCGCCAAGATCGGCTCAACTCTGCGTATCCGTCTTCCAGACCGCGCGCTTGTCACCGACGGTGCAGCCCTTCAGGTACAGGACGACAACGAACAGTTCACAACTCTGACCGTTGCCAACCAGAAGCACATCGGCGTTAACTTCACGACTGCTGAATTGACCATGCAGTTGGATGATTTCGCAGAGCGCGTTCTCAAGCCACGTATCTCGCAGCTTGCATCCAGCATCGACGCTGACGTTGCAAACGCGTATGCGACCATCGGTAACTCGGTCGGCACGCCCGGCACTACGCCATCGACTTCGGCTGTTCTTCTTGCTGCACAGCAGAAGCTGAACGAAAACGCTGCTGTAATGTCGCCACGCTATGCCACCGTCAACCCAGCCGCAAACGCTGGTTTGGTCGAAGGCATGAAGGGCTTGTTCAACCCAACCGACACCATCAGCAAGCAGTTCAAGAACGGCATGATGGGTACTGGCGTACTTGGTTTCGACGAAATCAATATGTCGCAGTCCATCAAGCAGTTCACCACTGGTTCGCGTACTGCAACCGGCGGTTCGACTTCGGCTGCTGTCACGTCGGAAGGCGCGACCACCATCGCCATCACTGGCGCTGGCACAAGCACAACCGTCAAGGCTGGCGACGTGTTCACTGTAGCTGACTGCTTCGCAGTTAACCCACAGACACGTGAAAGCACAGGTTCGTTGTTCCAGTTCGTTGCTCTTGCAGACGTTGCGCTTAGCGCCGGCGGTGCAGGCAACATCACTGTTGCACCAATCTACTCGGCTTCTCACGCGCTTGCCACTGTCAACACACTGCCCGGCAACAGCAAAGCTGTTGTATTCGTCGGTGCAGCGTCGTCGCAGTACGCGCAGAACCTCGTATACCACAAGGATGCTATCACCTTCGCAACCGCCGACCTTTTGCTCCCACAGGGCGTAGATATGGCGTCGCGTCAGGTACACAACGGCATCTCGCTTCGCGTTGTTCGTCAGTACGACATCAACAACGACCGTATGCCTTGCCGTATTGACGTTCTGTATGGCTACAGCACGATCCGTCCGCAAATGGCCGTCCGGATGTGGGGCTAATTTAATCACGGCCTCCGGTTCGCCGGAGGCCAAACTTTTTAAAGGATTTATATTATGGCTATTCTACCTAATGGCGCCGGCGGCTATCAAGTCGGTGACGGCAACCTCGGCGAAGTCACGCTGGGTGTATCCGCTATCCCTACTGCGTACACCGCAGCAGCTACACTGACCTCTGCCGATCTGGCTGGTGGCGCAGTTGTATACACGTCAAGCAGCACTGCTGACCTTGCACTTCCTGCTGTTAGCGTTGTTGACGCTGACATCAGCAGCGCAAAGGTTAACTCGTCGTTCGAGTTTGCTTTGATTGCTACCAGCACCGGCGTACCAACAATCACCGCTGGCACAGGCTGGACGTTGGTTGGCGTTGGCACAGGTGTTGCGTCCAAGAGCGTATTGTTCCGTGCTGTTAAAACCAGCGCGACAACGTACAATCTGTATCGTATCGCTGGCTAATAGGTTTGCCCCGGCTACGGTCGGGGCATCCTTTTCAGGAGAACAATCATGCCTAATACAAAAGCAGTAGGTGTTGCCTACGCCGATCCTGAGTTTGAAAGCGTTTCCGTTACCGGCGCAATGACCGCCGGTTCGGTTGTTTCAACCGCGTCAAGCGGCGCTTTAGCCAGCAACGCAAGTGCAGGCGTCTATATCCTTAGCACTGCAATCACCGCTAACTCGACCACCACTTCGGCACCTGTCGGTTCGCTTGGTATCACAACCAATGCAACTGGCCGTGGCAAGCTGTTCTACGCAGACGGCACTAAGTGGCAGTTCATGGCGATCAGTTAATAATCTGGGCGGCTTTCGGGCCGTCCATTTTACGGAGTTTTTATGGCTGTTATCTACCTTGTTCACGACGTTCATGGCGCAAAAGTCGCTATTTCGGAAGACGAAGCGATTTCTGATGAAATGTACGGCTGGATGCGGTATGACATCAACACGTCGTCTGTAGCGATGGATGTTGATGATGGCGACGAGCCTGTTAACGAAATGGCGGAACCTAAATTTCGTGGACGCCAACGGTCTAATCGCTAAGGTGTGCTATGCAAAACTATTTTGATGTTGTCCAAGACGTATATGGTAAAGCTATCGCTGGAGCGGCTGTAGCCGTATACGACGAAAACGGCAATTTGGCTACGTTGTATAGTGATAATATCGGTACGCTAAAAGTAAATCCGCTGTCCACCAACTCTGACGGTGAATATGATTTCTACGCCGCAAACGGGCGGTACTCCCTCAATATCTACATAACAGGTTATGCTTCGCAGACTAAGTCGGGCATCATCCTGTTTGACCCCGCTGAACCAGACGCCACGGCAGATATTAACTATCTAGCTTCAGGCGCGGGCGCGGTAGAACGCACACTGCAAGAAGTTTTGCAGGACACGGTTAGCGTTAAAGATTTCGGCGCTGTAGGCGACGGCGTAGCAAACGATACCGCAGCTATTCAAGCTGCAATCGACGCTGTTTTTGCTGACGGCGGCGGCACCATCCAGTTTCCTTTTGGCCGCTATAAAGTCACATCGCAGATCACTCTTCGGTCTGGTGTTGCGCTATACGCGGACTCGCAGTTCGGCGCTCAGATTACGGTTGCTACACCGTCGATTACGGTGTTTTCTGGCGTTAACGTCGTAAACGTAGGTTTCAGCGGTATAGACTTTGCGTGTACCGCGGCCAACGTCACCGCGCTTGATTTCCTAAACAGCAACCGCGTTTACCTTAGCAAAATCATGTTTTATGGCTGTTTAAATAACGTCATCTATGATTTAGGCGGTTTCCTAAGCATGGAAAACTGTGCGTCGGTTAATTCTGGCGCGCTTAAATCTGGCCGTCTGGTACTTAAAAGTTCAGATGATACCAAATACGGCGCGGTATTTAGTTCGATTGTTGACTATCGAATTGAAAATAACGGTGCTGGCGTACAGAACCCTGCGATTTATTGCCGCCGTGCGGTTGGCGTAAAGATTACAAACCTGTTGACAACAAATAACGCAGCGCATGGGACTGGAACTTGCGTGCTTATTGAAAACGATTGTCAGGGTATCACCATCAGCAACGGTTTGATTGTTGATTACGACATCGGCGTTCGCTTCCAAACTGGCGCGGGCATAAATAAGCCGCCGTTGGTGAACATCTTATCCCATGTGGACTTTGACCAGTGCCGTACTAACTCTGTTTTGTTTGACAGCGGCGTTGGCAACCAGATTGTCGGCGGCATTATTACGTCTTCGTTTGTCGGCACAGATAAGCAAGCCATAGTGCTTAACGCAAACGCTGGCGGCAACGCCATTATGGGTACGTATGTAGGCGGCTATTACGATCCAAACGGCGCCGGCATTTACCTAAACGGATGTGCAGACAACCGTTTGTTTAACGTTCAAGTCGCCGGCTGTTACTCTGCCGTTGCATTTAACGGCTCTGTCACACAGACCTTTATATCGACTTGCGACTTTAGCCTAAACGTTCCAAACCCATTTGTCGGTAGTTTTAGCGGCGCTGGAAACCGCATCATAGATATTAAAGGTTATTCTGCCGCTAACGCCATTACATCGCCAGCTATGCCCGCGTCGACCGTAGGCGTAACAAACACTTTTGGTGTAGCCTGCCGGGTGTTTATTTTTGGCGGAACCTTTACGGTAGTGTCCATTAACGGAAACACTTGCGGAAACGGCCCTAACTGGTATCTTTTAATGCCGGGTGAGATAATCGCGGTCACATATTCGTCGGCACCAAGTTGGAATTGGGTCGGCATCTAATCGTAACCAAATATCTATAGGAGATGCGTATGGTTGAGTATGAAAATTTGCTGGCTTGTTTTCGCAGCGGACAAATGACCGAAGCGCAGTTTCAGGATCAAATGCGCGCCGACGCTGCTTTTGCCGCATGGGTTTACGACACGCTAGATAACAAGCCAGTTTCGTAAACCGACTGCACTAGGCATTCGACGCTGATGCTGCTATAAGGGTGGGCCATGACCGTTCTATCTAACATTCCTACGGCGTATACCGCTGGCGACATTATTAACGGTTCGCTGCGTCTGCTTGGCGTTTTGGCCGAAGGTGAAGTTCCTTCGGCGGAAACGTCACAAGACGCGCTTACCGCTATGAACCAGATGATTGATAGCTGGAACACAGAACGGTTGGCGGTTTTTTCTACGCAAGATCAGGTGTTCACATGGCCCGCGGGCGTACTCAACCGCACGCTTGGGCCTAACGGCGACTTCATTGGCAACCGCCCAGTGCTGCTTGACGACTCGACATATTTTAAAGACCCCGGCACCGGCGTTAGCTACGGCATCAAATTTATTAACCAGCAGCAGTATAACGGCATCGCGGTCAAGACTGTCACGTCTACATACCCGCAAGTCATCTTCGTCAACAATACGTTCCCGAATATAGATATGTACGTCTATCCGCGCCCTACGCGCGATTTGGAATGGCATTTTATTTCCGTTGAAGAGTTAACGACGCCCGCGACTTTAGCAACGCAATTAAATTTCCCGCCCGGCTATATGCGGGCGTTCCGTTACAACTTGGCGTGCGAGATGGCACCTGAGTTTGGCGTAGAGCCGTCACCGCAGGTGTCGCGTCTGGCTATGGCGTCGAAGCGCAATCTGAAACGCATCAACAACCCTGACGACATAATGTCCATGCCGTACAGCATTGTAGCGACACGCCAGCGGTTTAACATCTTTGCAGGCAACTACTGATGAAAACGCCGATCTTAGGGTCGGCGTATGTCGCAAGAAGCGTCAACGCCGCCGATAGCCGAATGGTTAACCTTTTTCCAGAAATCGTCCCTGAAGGGGGCAAAGAGCCTGCCTTTCTTCAGCGCGCGCCGGGGCTAACGCTTTTGGCTACATTTACTACAGGGCCGGTGCGCGGCTTATGGCAGTACGGCGATTACGGCTACGCAGTATCAGGAAACTTTTTCTACCGCATAGACAATAACTGGAATGTGGTTGTTAAAGGTACTGTCGCCGGTGACGGACCTGTAAGTATGGCTGACAACGGTACGCAGCTATTTATAGCGGCTAATCCTCAAGGGTATATCTACAACGCGCAAACGGATGTGTTTCAGGAGATTACGGACCCTGACTTCCCCGGCGCAGGCACGGTCGGTTATATCGACGGCTATTTCGTGTTTAACGAACCTAACTCACAGAAAATTTGGGTGACGTCGCTGCTCGACGGGTTGTCTGTTGATCCGCTAGAGTTCGCCAGCGCCGAAGGTAGCCCCGACGAGGTGGTCGCTGTATTTGTTGACCACCGCGAAGTCTGGGTGTTCGGTACAAACTCAACCGAAGTTTGGTACGACGCAGGTTTGCTCGACTTTCCGCTGACACGCATCCAAGGCGCGTTCAACGAACTGGGTTGCGGCGCGCCGTACTCCATCGCCAAGATGGACAACCAGATTTACTGGCTGGGTAAAGACGCACGCGGGCAAGGTATTGTATACCGCGCAGCGGGCTATATCGGTCAGCGCGTATCTACGCACGCTATTGAATGGCAGATGCAAGAGTATGCTGACATCTCGGACGCGGTTGGTTACACATACCAGCAGGACGGCCACAGCTTTTACGTCCTGAACTTCCCTAGCGCCAACACGACATGGGTGTATGATGTCGCCACCGGCGCATGGCACGAGCGCGCATCTTTTGCCAACGGTCAGTTTAACCGTCACCGCGGCAACAGCCAGATGTATTTTAACAGCCAAAACGTCATAGGCGACTATCAAAACGGCAAGCTGTATAAG